GTAACACCCTCTTAATGGGATTTCTCCCGACATAGTTTCCTATGCCCCTCTTTGATTAGAATTCAAAGTCTAATCCTAAGTCATAATTAATTTCAATTGTTTTATCAAATGGTTGATTAAACTCTTGTTCAGCACTCACATCATAATTTGTGCCAAACAACTCATTCGAGTAACTTAGGTATGATTGCCCAAGTTTCTTGCCTATCGTAGAAAGGTAGTTACAATCTATTTGATATGACTTTAAACTCCAAGACCTATGACATAGTAATGGTGTTACATTCTTGATGACGTTCATAGACTCATCATCCATGTTATCAGGCCCATTTGTAACAATGGCGTCTATAGTCTCTAGATTTTCTCCTATTTTGATTAAATCCTGCTCAAGAGCTTCTAACATATAATCCGTTAGTATCTCACTTTCCTCTACAATTGATATTAAATCTTCTGTAGAATTTTCTTTAAGAACAGGGAATATCTCTTTCTTAATAAAGTCTAAGCTATATTCACGGTAAAGTTTAGATTCTTTTGGGATTTTTGAAAGATCAAATTCCTCTTCCAAATATTTAAAGAATTTAATTTCTTTAAACATAGCTTCTTTAGCAAGTCCTTGAGATTCGACTCCTAAATACCTTTCGTTGTCTGAATACTTTAACGTATACTTACAAATTGACTTACTTAACATGTTCATAAAATTGAACCAGGCAAGTCTATATGCAAACTTCTCATCAACTGGAGTTTTGTTTTCTTTATCTACCAATTGATAAAAATCATTGTTAGCAATTTTGGTATTTAGGACTATTTCTAATCCTATTAGCTGTTCCGTACTTAGCGTGAACCTCTCGTTAAGCAACTTGAAGATTGTATCCTGTTTAAAGGTAAAATCACACTTATCCCTTAGCCATAACAAGTATTTAAGGAAATTTTCAGGTGTAGTGTTAGCACTACTACTTGCTATATTGAATGGTGTTGGTGTGAAATACCTACCATTTATGCTTAATACTTTTGCAAACTCAGCCGTTGTACTAGTTCTTTTGCTTCCAAAGTTAGAAAAACCTTTATTTGGATTAACATCAACATTTATCATACGATTACATTCTATATAAATGTCTCTGAATTTGCCTTCCTCATCATTGTCGAATAGCATTACTGCACTATCATCGCCTACTATGCGATATAAGTTTCTTGCATCTGGGCACATATAACCTCTGTGCTTACAGTATTTATACAAGCTAAACAACATAACAAAGTGGTTTAATAACGCAAAAGACGCAAATGATGATAAATATCCTTGCGGCTGACCTACAATCATTCTATACTTCTGTGTAGTCTGATTACTCATATAGAATGTGTTTTCTTCACCAGAAACCATATATGCCCAAGCTTCCACAATTGCTTTAACCTTTTGTGTATCTTTCTTGAATATCTGTGCAAAAAGCACCGTTAAAGCCATTTTCTGCGCATCTATTAACATAGTATCTGTAGCTTTACTTTGGTCCATGCAATACACTGCATATACTGTTTGTCCTGAAGCTTTTAAGCAAAACTTAATTCCTTCGTTCTGATTGAAAGTACAATCACAGTTGTACATTTTAAAGAATGCAGATATTGCGTTATGAACATAACCCAATCTATCTTGCCTTGGATTATCTCCGATATGAATAATACGTATCGCTAATTTCTTTTGAGGTATAGACACTGTTGGTCTATACTTAGATTTAACGAGTTTTGAATACAAGAATCCATACTCACCTTCGAAACCTAGTAAGTCATCAAATGATTTTACACAAGGTACCTCTTCTAGTAAGTCCTTTTCAAAACCACTTGCTAATACTGCCGGTATAGTATGAGTTTTACCCTTAATACGTATTGTTGTACCTGATGATTTGAAACTAAAGTTTGCATCTCTCATCTTATCGTATTTAAGGAATTGCTTCCCG